AATTTGAGCTGCCAACTAATTTATAAACTGCCGGTTGTCCCAAATTACCTGCGTCATTTTTGATATTAATAAAGGATGTTTTAAACGCCCAGTCTAATAACTTTTGTTCAGAATGTGAATACTTGACTGCTTTAAAAAACAATAAATTCCAATATACCTTTAATTCATTAATGAACAAATTATCCTTTAGTGCAGATATTATATATCTAAGTTCTATATTGGGGGCCTGATCGTATAGTGTCTGATCGTAGGTGCTGTTATACGAGTCATAATCATTTGGGTTAGCCGTATGATTCCATATCGTATCAGAAATCTCTATAGTCCCATTTTGTGCATAAACAATATCAAATTCATTGCTAAAGTTGCCGTCAGAACTTACGAATTTTAGAATGATATAATTACCTAGGCCGTTGTCATTTACCTTTACATAACTGCCTACAGATAATAACAGACCTTCAATCTCATAAACATAATCCAAAGTCAATGTATAATCTAAATGCTGATCATAATCGGCGCTAGACCAATCTATATATTTCCAATACAACGGAGTATTGTAACTCTGAGTGCGGCGTCTTATCCAGTTATTAGAATTTTCATCGTACTCGTACTTGGCCCACTTGCCAGTAAATGACATATCAGAAAGTACCACTACAGTATGTGCCCTAACTGTTAATAGTGGAATCTGCGTATACCCAGATCCTGCAGAGTCTATAGTAACAGAAACCACTCTGCCTAAATCATCAATTTCAGTTACGATACTTGCGCCTGAACCTTTAGAAGAATCTATAGTTACAGTTGGGGGACGAATATATCCTCGACCAGACTCGGTGATAGATACTGCTCTTATTTTTCCATTTTGTATGGTACATTCTAATTTTGCAGTTTTAAAGGCGGTTGCATCTATAGTATTCAACTCATCAACATCTTCCACTATCTGATCATAGAGATTTTTTATTTCATCGGGGATAGGTTCGCTGGCATTTAAATTCTTAAAGCTATAATTACCTGTGATTATATTCTCTAAAAAAATACCATTAATATATCCAGTTAAATTCCTAAGTGCCGATAACCTATCTTTGAACATAGACTGTCTAGGTCTAAACTCAATTCCATATTTTTGTCTAGGTGATAGCATAGGATCCGGCACTAAATTTCCTACACTGTCCTTGCCTAATAAACTATCGATAAGTTTTCTCTCGAGTATTTCCGGAGGATTAGAATTTGACCCTTCTTCCAACAACATCCATTCAGTATGTTTAGGTATTGATGTTTTAGACGAGTCAATTGCGATGTTCAAATTAATATTCTTATCTGCTAAAAATCCTGCAACATTTGATAATATCAAAGAATTTGAAGAAATAGGTGTTGCAAATTGTAGCCCATAGCTATTGGGATTTTTTATCAATGACGATACATCGTATGTGCTGACTCTACGATTTTTAACATTGGGAATTACTGAACTATTCTTTACCCAGTAATAATAAGTGATTCGGCTAAACTGACCCGAATTAGGATCGTAGGCATTTTTAATTGAATAAACGGTGTTGTCAGGATTCAAAGGTTGGCCACTAATTCCGTATGTCAATCCGGCAGCAGTATCAGCAATCGCACTCCATTCACTCGGCAGTAATGCAGTTCCTACCCATTCGTAAATGTCGATACTTGCGCCAGGAAATAACTCGCCCCAATGATTTTTTCGGAAGGTTGCATCGCCTTGTTCGTACCATTGATACTTGGCTGTGCTGATATCCCACCATAGTTCTCCCACTTTATTATCTGTCCAATTAGAATCTACATTGATTGTAGTCGTGTCCAATCCCACAGAGTAAATGGCCGGATCGTCTGCTAGCTTGTATGTGATTTCTTGATCTGCAATTCCCGGAAATCTGCCTTTCAAAGGATCAATAACATCTAGATAATTTATAACTTCTTCATTAAAAGAATCGACTAACATTATCCGCTTAACACTTGAGAGATCTACTAAATCTTCTTGGCCGTATATCTTATCCCAACCTTTGATATTCTGATCAACATTATTGAAATAGTATATAGAACTTGCTATAGATGCATTATCGTATGCAGGTGCTCCTACTATAAATCCTACAGAATCAAGTACAATGCTTCGACCAAAATTCGTGCCAGGTACTAGAGATACTGTGTCAATCTCTTCAGCTACTACAAATCGTTCATTATATCTATTATACAGATAAACAATACCGGAGTTATCAATAGTATCATAGAAATAAGTTGCTGCTGAATCAAAAGTAAGTTTAGGATCATCAAATCCCACTGCAACCCTAACTCCAGATCCCAATGTTGAAACGATTAATGAATCGTTCGATGGATTAATATCGATATCAATACCAAATTGTAAACCTAGTGTAACAACTGGATTAGTGATCGTTTGATCTAATACGAATGTTCCATTTTTATTCTTGTATATGTAAACACTACCTAATGTATTATCATAATTTACATGTTTTGGAGCCGATACAAATAGGTATGTTCCATCTGACGATACTAAAGTTTTATGTCCAAATTCCGATGTAACTACACCATCGAATGTAATTTGTTGTTTGAACGTCAATGCAGATCCGTTATAAGAATATATTCTTACAAAGCCTGCTGTATTCGAATTTCCAATTGCACTTATTACAACTATTGATGCATCATCCGAACCGCTAACACTATAGCCCCACTGAGTGCCCTGTGTTATTCCAGGGACGGTAATCGTAGTAATTAAAGAAGATGTTACCGTATTTGTCGAATTAATCTTGTAAACATATACTGTTCCAGTATTATTGGTTATTGTACCAGGTGCACCTACTACTAGTAATTTATTGGTAGAAGTGTTGCGTTGAACATATAAGGATGATCCAAATCTTGCATAATCAACTGGAGACGGATTTTTAATTATTAGTTGTTCGCTATCTATGCCGGCAGTAAAGTTAAGTGAACTAATTTTTACAAGGCCGCTCTCGACATATGAAGATGTGGTCGCGGCCGCCGGTGCGCCAGCAAATATCAATCCGTTGCCTGTATTGGAGAATTCGATGTCGTCATAAACTACGGAATATCCAAATTCGGCAGAACTAGTCAATGAATGTGATGATGTCGATGTGATTTCATCTAGATAAAAGAAAAATTCACTTATAAATCCAGTTGGTATCAACGTATATACTAACACTTTACCGTGCTGTGTAGATAAATTAAATCCAGGGGACCCAACCACAACTATATTAGATCCGTTGCGCTTACTGATACTCCAACCTAATTGTTGATCCGATATTCCGCCAGTACTGAATGACCCATACGTATTGTAGTTGCTTCTCTTCTCATAAACTGCCCATTTTCCCGAATTATCAGTATCCACCCAAATTTTACTGCCCTCTGATAATTTCAATATTTCTTTATTTTCAGGGAGAGCATCAAAATTTTCAAACCTAGCACTGGAGAATTTGAATAGATTACCAGTTACACCTTCTGTATAATTTACAAAAGTCGATGACGATGCAACAACAAAGCTATTAAAAGTCGGAATTTCTGTAACTGCATAGACCCCATCAACTGTTGGATCATAATCAGATATTGATATTAAGTCGTTAATTTTTAATGTGTGATATGTGTCAGTTATGACATTAATCCCAGTTCCGGCATCATTAATAGTTACAGTAGAAATAATTGCATTGATCACGGTGTATCGATAAACATCCCAGCCTTTTGTTTCAGAAAAGCCAACCCAAATAGTATCGCCGTCGGCAAATTGTAGTGAACTAGCAATACTAGCCAATGAAGAATTATTCAATGTCGTGTATGTAACATCATCCAGACGAACATACCCTGCTGTAGGCAAAATAAAACTGTTGTCTAGATAGGTTCCAGTAGTAACTGGGAATGTTTTTGAACTTACATAATTATCAGGAACAATTTGCCAGGTAGAAGCTGTACTATAATAACTTAAATTGTTGACTGCAAGAATTGGAGGTTTTTCAGTTAATACCACAATTTGAGGATTATCAACAAATGTACCTTCTTCTAATTGAATTTCTAATTCTTGATATGTAGTATATGATCCATATTTCCCTATCCTAAATGCCCACTCTTCATTATATGTAAAATTACCTTGATAGTTGTTTATGGTAGATCTGGCCAATTTAGATATGGCATTTTGTGTACCTTTTTCCTTAATGAAGCCCTGGTAGAATTTGTACTGAGATGTAGGATCAGTAATAATGTTATTTAGATAAGGCCTAGGAGAGTACCCGGTTAATCGTTGTGCCAATTTTTGTTGAGTCGCATCAAAATTATTGATATCTAAATTATAAAAATCATTGAACTGATTTATTTTATAATCTAGATTTGGAATCAGTCCTGGTTTAGGCTTATTCAATAGAATCTTCCAATCATCAAAATTAAAAGACACCGCGCCAATCAAACTGGTTTTTGCGGAATAGTAATTCCCTGAATAAAATACAGTGGATCCTGCTTGATAGTCAGTAAATTGTGTCCACTTGGATATTTCGGCTGTATCATAAATAAATCCCGGGCTAAAATAATCACCGTTCCAATTGGCTGTTCTAAATCCATTTAGCAGCATCCTTTTCTGATAATAGCCAGTTTCAACACTATATATGACATCACCGAAAATAGATTTATTGTTGAAAATTATCCCGTGTTCTTTTTGTATGGATCTGAGAGTTGCGAAATAAATTCCTTCAAGCCCAACATTACAGGTAATTGTACATACTCCATTATCGCGAGTGACTGAGATCTTATTCTTGGGTATTAAACTGCCACTTGAATTTAAAATTCTATAATCATAAAAATCGCCAAATATATTATCAACAACTGACTGCGGATAACTGTATTGAACTTGGTTAGCAAATGGGCTCAATGTGATTATATTATTATTACCCCAATTTTGCGTCGTCCAAAATAAGAATTCCTTAGCTGAAAAATTCCAATCAATAGATTCCCCAAAATCACTGTTAAAGTCATCGAAGACAAATCCTTGATCGCGCAGCCATTCGCCGTATCCCACAATTAAATCATAGACTTCCTGTACTGATGTAAACTCAGTACCATAGGGAATCGACACTGATTTATTTTTATTAAATCGTGTAGCTATCTGGACTGTTGCGCCGCCCGTAAGTGGCAGCGATGGTAATTTTTGATAATATGCTAGGTTAAATGATGATTCAGATCTATGAGATGATGTAACAATATAATAAGAATTCTCATATTTGACTATCTGACCTTGATTGTAAAAAATTTGTGTGGGTGATAATTCCGCCGTAGTAGTGTCTGCTGAATTTAATCCACTCTTACCTGATGTGGATGATGCAACCCATGTAACATACGGCGATGAAACTCCGCCGATATTAAGTGTAGGAGAATTAGAGTTCCTTACAACTGGGTATATATTAAAATATGGGTTGCTTAAATCATAACCCTTTATCAAATAATTTCCGTTAGACCGTTGAATTATTAATCCAGATATATTGATAGATTTAATAGGATTACTGGAGTTTAGAATTAAAGAATAATCATCGTCCGATAAAAGTGCCCCAGGGCCTGTTGACACAGGATCGATAGCATCTATGGTAATTTCTAAAGAATTTTTGCTGACAAACCCGCCAACTTTATGAAATAAGTTGTAGTTAAAATATTTTATATCAGATTTAAGATCGTTGATATAATTCTTATTTCGTTTTAGTCCGTTTTCTATAACATATACACTATAACCCGCAGTTAAGGTATTAATATTTTCAGGTATAACAATCTTTTGAATATTTAAAAATTCATTATTTTGTCCATAGGTCCATTGTTCAGATCTATTCTTAACCATCCTACTTACATCATACATCTTTGATGTATAAATTGACGGTGTAATTAATGCCAGCAGTTTCTGTAAAGCAAATGGCCAATGACTGCTTCGTCTCCATGCAGTCTCAGCCGGGCCGTGATCTCCAAAATTCCAAAATTGTCTAACAGTACTCGGAGTATAATCGGTTACTAGAAAACTGGAAGGGTCTAATAAACTACCAGAATCATCTACAGGTATGATTTGACTTAGTCCATATCTAATATAATTTTCATTAACGACACCATTTATTTTACCCGCCTCGATATCATCCCACATGATTTTATTGCCTGAAGTATATGGCTCAACACCATATTTGGCATTCCACCATTCGGGCTTTTCTGATAGACCTAGCATCTCCCAAGGATGAGTATGGGGACGATCAGTGTCGTAGAAATATTTGTATATCCCTCTCCAATATCCGTTTATTTCAGAATGGTTGAAACTAACATACGATGCTCGATAATTCCATGTAAACGGATTGTCTTGATTGAACGATGTATTGGTAGTAGTATCTATTCCAAATGTTCCAGACCATTTGATAAAATCCCCTAGAAGAATTTTAGTTATTTCCTCCAATGAGTATTTGGATTTTCTGAATGCTCCTGGTAAAATACTGTTAGAATCTAGTAGGTCGGATCTATAGACTATCTTGATATTGTTATAAATTCTTTTTTCAAATTCTAAAATTATATCATCGCGGTAATCGTTATATGCAACAAAAATGCTACCATCGTGGCCCTGTATAACCATAGTAGGAGTTGCATAGGTATCATCTAAATATTTCAATGGAGTAAATTTAGGATACAGTCCTAATTTGGTAGGAGTTGGTGGAATGTAACTACCAGTGGTATCAGGATAATATTTTACTAATAAAATATCCCCCACAGATAATTCAGTTTTTATTCGGATCTTCGAATCAGAATAATCAAAATTATAATCGATATCATATAATAATTGATTATCATTGAGGTATACTAAAACTGACTGTGTGCTTAATAGGGTTGGATTAAAATCTACGCTTAAGGAATATAAGGTATTGCGACTATCAGTGACAGTCCATTTTCTGATTACTACATTAGTTCCATAGGCTAGCATATCTGATAGATAATAGGAATCTGTATAATGCCTATTTGAATTCATGCCTAATAAAACTAAATCGACGGCAGATGCAGGGCTCAATTGAGAATCTATCGAACTCAATCTATATAAAAATCCCGACTTAAATTGAGCATAATCATCAGCAGAGTTAGTCAATGCATCTACAACAATATGTTCTTTCTTGCCTAAAAATAGTTGAGGGAATACGATCGGAGTTCCATTCGATATTAACCTAGTACCGTATTTTGATATATTTGATATATCTCGCAGGTTGCCAACTCCAGGAAAATCGCCATAAAATTCTGATGATTTTTCAACCATACTGGTTACATGATCCTGTAGATCACTTAGTGTTACTTGACTGATAGGACCGTTTAATGGGTTGTTAGTCAAGCTCAAAGGCAATTCATAGGTGCCTAAATTATTAGGAGAGCTATCAGAATAAATTTTAATTAGTACATTCGATCCTGCAGGAATATTATCTGTAAAATCAACATATGCAGATTTACCTTCAATATTGATAGAATATCGACTTGAATCTATTTTTTTAAAATCAATCGAAACATCAACATCAAAACTAATAGTCGACGGATCATCAAAAACTGTGATTTCAATTCCCGAAACAGAATAAGGCATTGTTTCAAACTGTAATATAGGAATTCGACTGTTTTCTACCAACGTCCAAATATTTTTAAAACGGTCTCCGGTATCTGAAGAGAATTTACAATAGGTGCTTGCTGTAAGTGTCTCGACATTGGTCGATCCTACTGTGATAGTAATAGTCTCTGTTGCGAAGTAATTGGAAAACAAATAACTACCAATGCCTTGGTTAAGTGACCTAAAATCTAAAGAAAAGCCTAAGACTATATCAATTGGACCAGTCCCTATCGAATATCCAAAAATTTTGTTACCGACAAAATTGCTTATGTATTTGCTATAACTTTTTCCATCCTTATCAAAAAGATCGAATAATGGTGATTGATTTATAGATGTATGTTGTTGAGAATACACCCATGTATCCCCATTAAACCACCAGCAACTACCACCATATGTCTGACCTTTTAGAATACCCACACTATAATCTAATGAAGGTATATTATCAGTTGTGGGAATTAAAGATATCTTAGAAATACCGTTATAGGTATTAAATGATACCTGATATATCCTTCCCCTGACAATGGGATCCAAGTCTGCATTAAATATCACTCGCTGACCAGATTGGATCGACTCCCCATCGACGTAATATCCCGGCGAACCCTCTACTATACTAAATGCATCTAAGGTAGTATTGTCGATATAATCAACATTTCTAATTCCAATTGAACCAAAATTAAATAATTTTAAGTCAGCAGCAAATTCAATAATTGGACGGCGAGCTCTATTTTTTGCAGGATATTCGGCCTGAACTCCGTTTGCGACAGCAGTGGATGCTATTACATCTTTGTGTACCCATCTATTATATCTAGACCACGGATTTAAATCTCGACTGGCTCGATTTATAGTGACATACTCCGGAGTTATTGGAAGGGTCCTATCGCCGTCAAATGGATAATCATCGAAATTACTTGCATCAAAATTTTCATTATATATTGTCGAAATAATTCCCGGAGTTGATAAAGAATCATAATCTATCAACTTAATTGATGTTCCGACGCCTTCAACAAAAAATTGTTTATTTTGATAATCTTCAGAAATTTTCAAACCAGTGAATTTTACCAGCATCCCATTAGATAAAGAAATACTAGATAAATTTGAAATAAAACTATAAACTACTTTTCCGATAATATCTGATTCTACTACTAGATTATTATCGTTAATTAGGATAGCATCGGGACCGGTTACCAACCAAAAATATTCTTGATAGTTAATCAATTTGTCCCAATCTATATGAGGATCATAAGAATACATTTCCCCATTAAACAATCGATCTAAATTATCATTTATGCCACCTTTTGCAGCGATTTCATTATATAGGTCATCGTAGCTAATGACATCCTGAACATCGTTATTAGAATTGTTGATGATCATTGCCGGTGATATTTGATATTTCCTAGTGTCCGGGATAAATTGATCGCTGGTCGAAACATAGGTAGGAGTTACCTTGGTTCCAACGTAGCCACTGATTCGCTCTATCTGAGCAGGCTGTATTAATTGATCTAATGTACTAGATAAAAACTTTAAATTTTTATCTGTTTTTAGATATGCTGGTAATAAATCAATCGAACGGAATGTAGATGTTGTCATTATTAGCTTCCACTGCTGGTTATAATTGATTTAGCATTAAGTTGAGTTGCTGTAACTGAACCTATTACCTGTATATCTGCGGCTTGCGCACAGCTTATAAAAATTTCATTAGTCTGACAAGAAATTTCATAAAAACTTCCAAAGCTAATTTTTGGGTTTATTGGTACTATTAAAAAATTTGTAATATCCGGTGTTAAAATATTCATAACATATGCACTGAGTTCACTAAAATAAAAACTTTGACCAAAATCCCAATTTTCTAAAGAGAAAAATACGTTAATCGCATTTAAAATTTTAGTTGTAATATCATGAGAACTTGCGGTACTTGTTGGACTTTGCACTGCCTTAAAGATTGCTTGTAAATTTATATCAGCTGCCGACCCAAATAATAATTTGTAGCTTGCTGATTGAAAAATCATTTGATCACTAATAGCCTTAATTGGTTCTAAATATGATGCATAATTATTTTCTAAATTAGCACTAGTCAATGGCAGAGGTTTATAAATTGGGTTAGCGCCATTTAATACCCAGTTTCTAAAAGATATGTCATATCCGCTAGTTAGGAGGTGGACATCAATTATGTTACTTTTGCTAGGGTCAATTCTAGTTTCTTGTCCGCTGTTATGAAGATATTGGAATTTTAAATCTGATCTTCCTGGGTACGCAGTATATGTAGATTCAGCAGGTCCGTAAACCCACGGATTATTCAAATTAGAAATAGCAGTACTATAACTGTTAATGATGTTATATTCAGGATCATAAAAATAAAATAAATCCCCATCAGAAGGAGATATATCTCCACTGTCTATGGCTTTATTAGCTGCTGCGGGAGTTGGGTAAGCCATAAACATTTCAGAATCGACTAACTTATATGTTAGATTATCAGATTGTCTTTGAAAATATACAAATTTATCTAGATATCCGGTTGCTGAATTGACTGTATTACCTGAGACAATATTATTGAAAGTATCCGGATCTAAAATCTGTCCAGCATTATTAAAATCGTAAAAACTTATTTTTACTTTTTTGGGCTCAACATATCCGTCTGGCTGCACAATCGAATTATCAATTTGCCAAATGTAATCATTATCCAAGGACATCGACGTGGTGGTATTAAGTGTATTAACTGATAATACTGTAATTTGATCTTTGATTATCGTAGCAGATGCAAAATCATAATTGATAGAATTTTTATCAACAAAAAATCCTGTTTGGTTATCACTTTCAAAGATATAATCAATCAATCGATATCTCACTGAGTATGCAGTTCCGGTCCAAGTAAATGCAATCAACCAACTGGCATCCCTGTTCGCATCGTCGACATTATTTTGATAATCCAAACTAAAAGGGCTTTTTAAATCTAAATTACTATCAGCGATAACATTCCAAATTCTATTGGTAGCATCGAATGATAAGCCAAAATTTCGTTGTACTAAACACAGGTTAACTAATTCTATTTCAAAAGAATTCGAAAGTGATGACGCAAAAATTGGAATTATTTCCACAGGAACTGCACCGGACCCTAATACATTTCCCAGTGTTATTGGCCCTTTACCATTGGATAATGCTCCTGCACCGTTATTTGATCCATCACTGACTACTGCAACCACAGTGGACCATATGTAGTTTCTAGTCTTATTAGATTTGTTAGCTACTATAGTTCCATTAGGTAAGAAGTATTTGCCAGCGGGGGGAGTAAATTTTATCAACGCACCTGATTTTATAAAAGATAGATTGTTGCTGGAAAAACTGCCAACTGATACAGGAGTATTGTTAATTGAGAAATAACCCTGACTTTGTCCACCTAACTTATTGACCTGCACCCAAGTAGCCGATAATGAACTTAAATCCGGTCTATCATATTTGTCAATGTAAAAGGATCGGAGAGAATTCGATGATACGATTGGTTCTAATTTTGTCCTAATGACTGAGTAAATATCACTTTGACTCAAAAAGGAAAATATAAAATTTTGCTCATTGGTATTTTTATAAACAATACCGTCATCTGCAAATATGTTAGTTTTACTGTACTTGCCGCTAACATCACTGAGGTCAAAATATTTGCTGACTCCACTAGTTATCCTTGCCGTACTTTTAACTTTGAGTATTTCACTACCAATACTTAAAGGCGCAATATTGTAATCCTCTGCCGTAATCATCCTATTCTGTGTGTAAAATGCTTTCGGTGCATTTGCTTGGATACTTGCATTTGATTCAGGACCCGAACTATTATTCACTGTATATTGTAAAGATAGGGTCAATGTCAAAACTTGGCCAACGCCACTGGCATTAATATACGGAATATTAACAGTGATCCCGGAAAGATTTTCCGGTTTAATGACGTAACTTAACCCATTGCTTTGACGATAGTATAATGCAAATCTACCTTGAGGTAAATCTCCAAAATTTCCATCAGAAAAGTTTAAATTAACAGCATCATTATTTTGTGTGCTAACACTATAATATTTTCTAATATCAGAATTTAGACTATTATATATAACATTATTACCGGTTGTTGACGGGACCTGCGTCCACATGCTGGTGTGGGAATTGTTAAGACCCAATTCCCATAACCATAAATCAGTATCATTGATACTGGTGACATCAACTCCCACTATCTCATTGGGAACAGGATTAGTAATTTCAAAATAACTAACTCCCGTAGCACCCTGTTTGAAGTGACAGAAGAATCCGGTATTCTGACTGGCATTACCTTGATTATCATTTTGATATATTATAGAAAATTGATTTCCGGGCTTGGGCGGCTCTTCGTATATAAAAGATTTTCCAGAAAATGTCGCACCAACTACCTCGAAGTTCATTGGAACACCATTGATACTCTTAGAAAAAGAGTATGCAGCTAAATCTGTATTAGCACTATTGATTCGATATTGTTGAGTAAGTATCCCATTGACCACTGATTGATCCGACGGGGTTCCAAAATAGGCCGGTGCAGTCAATGCTGCGTTAAAAATCGAGATAAACTGCTGATTCCAATTAGCATTGGTTGAATCATTCCATTGTATAATAGCATTGGCTAGATTGTTTCCAGATGTATCAAAAACATTATCAGTAGTAGATATCGCCACAACCTTTAACAAACCACTAGCGGGTATATTCCGCTTGGGGAAATAACTAATCAATTGAGCCAGTTGCAATATGCTGTCTCTGCGTGTTGCAGTCTCTAAGAAGTTTTCACGGGCATTTAAATCAATGCGGAAACTTAAATTTTGACCTAAAAATGCAATTAGATCCACCAGGGCAATATATTCACTGCTGTCAACAAAATCGTTAAAATCTTCGGGATAGTTTTCACGGAGATACGATATTATGACACGCCTTAGTGTATCAAAATCATAGCTTTGAAATTCTGCATTGGTGTACGATTGGTATAGGGTTTTCCAATCTTCTGTTATTAGGATTTTAGAATTTGTTGATGGAATGGACATATGATTTGCTCTATAGCGTATTTATTGTAAGGATAAAGCACATATATTATCGTGCTGTTAATCCATTTTGCTGATCGAATGTCATCAACAAATTGGCAGATTGATTACTGGCAGCGGCCACTAGTGTGAGTTCGATCATATATCCCTGATCATATTCTCTAACATCTATTTGACTTGGGTATATTCTAGGATCACTCTTACATATCTTGATTATATCCTCCTGTATTAGCTGACGAGTGGTCTCAGTTAAGGGTTCAAACATCAATGACCAAATTGCACTGCCAAAAGATGGGTTCATGACCCGTTCGCCGGGTCGTGTGTTAAAATAATTGATAAGATCCTGCTTGATTAATTCAAAATCATAAAGTTTGTTGCCTGGACTTTTAGAATTTACCGTACTAAATCCCACATAGTAATGACTCTTTTTTGGTATGCTGGCAGCAGCCGGCGAGCTATTGGAAATCGTAATATTCTTGTAGGGCATGGTATAATATTTATCCAGTACAGTTTTGCTATTTTATCTGCTCTAGATTCTCATCTAGACCTGCATTTTTTAAGGTCAGGATAGCATCTGCTTTAAAACGATCAACAACACCGGCCACTGTTTTTACTGTAATATGTCCGGTGTTACCTTTATCATAGGCATCTTTATTTGCATTGTAATATGCCAGTGATGGCCCTGTATCGGTACTAGACACTAATATATCTTTCTTGTACCTAAACGCCGGCAAAAAGATAGTCAAATATACGTTATATTGATCACCCTGTACAGAACCGGGCCATCCCCATCTTCTAAAATATCTCTCTACAACTGCCATTTGCTCTACTCTACTCATGTTACTTAATAGTGCAGACGTAGTGCCATTTTCAACAGCAACGTTTGGCATAAACTGTATTAATCCAATGGCACTGCCACCAGCTAAATTGGGCTGCGCAGGATTGAAGGAACGGCCAGTTTCTAAATTTATCGCAGCCAGTAGATCTATAGGTTTGAAGTTTAATGCTTTGGCGACTCGTTTAACTTCTGCTAGGAACGGTTTATCAGTAGTCCAAGGTTTAACTACCATTCCCTCTGTTCCCAAATCAACTCCAGGAGTGGTTGATCCCAATCGTTTTGCACCTCGAGCTGGAATTTTAGAAGCAGCCGTCCTTTGAGATCCTGCTGTATTTGCTGTTGGAGATGTTATTACTCCTTCCCCTGATACATCAGTACGATATATTGAATAAGCAGGTCGATCTAAATTTTCGTGCTGAGCCCAAGGTTCTCTCATAGGGACCCTGGCCATGGAATACTGAACGATAGCTTCTCTATTTCCTGCTGCTGTAGATGCAACTGTGCCAAATAGATTTAGACCATATGGTGTATTATTTAAAGGGGGCAATGTACCAACCGTTCTTGCGCCCGGTGCTTCTTTAATTAATAGAGCATCTATTCCAATGTAGGAGTTACTGAATAACGACATGTCAGATTTAGAATGGAGAGCTATCGATTCTGTCGACCTAATACTGGTTCGTCCAAGGGAAAGATGAGAGCTGGCCTTGCCGACTACAACATTATGACTTTCCGACACCGTCAAAGTATAGGTGCCAACGGTATTCATGACGATATTGCTACTTACGGAATTTAAATCATTATTGGCATGCAAGTTAACATCATTCTCAGCAAATAGATTAACATCTCTACCTGCATGTAAATTAAAATCTCGATCCGCTCTAAAGTTGAAATCACCCTCTGTGTGGATCGATACAGAATCAGCTGCATAGATATCGATCTTACCATCACTGGTAAACTCCATCCATGCTGTACCCTTAGCATTGGCGATATAAATTAAATCGGCAGTATTGTGCATCAATATTTGATGTCCAGTGCGTGTCCTTAGTCTGATTAATTCATTATTTCCATCAACATCTCCGTCATCCATAACAAAGGTACTGCCACCAAGTCTACTGATTGGAGTTTGATTTGGTTCACCCTGTTCGGTGCCGTTATACCCAACTATGCCTTTTGGTCCAGACTTATCTAATGGTCCCGGGGTACTAATACCAAACACCATGCTTGGTTGTTCTCGCCTTGCACTGCTAGAAGTAATACCTCTGATATCGTCAAGAAGAAGGCCTTGCTTGACCAAAACGTCGGCAAAGGGATGCACAACACGAAGGGCTTTGGTTATATCTGGCAGAGCTTCAGTATTTTTTTTATTAT